GTGCCGCATTAAACAGGCCGGACACATGGCTGCACCCGACCGATACAACGTCAGATCCGAAATTACCTCTTGCGAGGTGGGGGTCGTCCACACATGGCCTTTGTATGCGCAACTCGCCGCTGCCATGAAAGGTGCCGCGCAAAGGCTCGGCATCGCCATCACCTGGGGCGGCGATTGGCCGAGCTTTCCCGATGGCCCGCATTTCGAATTGGATCGGGGGAAGTATCCATGATCGCTGCCCTGCTGCCCGCGCTGGTGCCGATCCTGGGCGATGCACTCAAACGGCTATTCCCCGATGCCGAGGCACGGCAGCGCGCGGAGGCGGAATTGAATGCCGCCCTGCTTGCGCGCGCCGGTGAATTGGAAAAAGCCGCCGCCGATATCATCAAGGCCGAGGCCCAATCCGAGCATTGGCTTGCCGCCTGCTGGCGGCCAATCCTGATGCTGACCTTTGGCTTGTTGATCGTTGCACGCTGGCTTGGCTGGTCCGCACCTGGGATCAGTGAGGCCGAGGCACTCAAACTGTGGAACATCGTCGAGATCGGCCTTGGTGGTTACGTGATTGGCCGTTCTGCCGAAAAGACGCTGCCCAGGATTGTTGAGGTACTGAGGCGATGAGCGCCTTTGGTGACGCCATGGCCAGCCTGATCGCTGATCCACATCTTGGCTGTGATGCTGAGTATCGCCAGGGCGGCACGGGCGCGCCGGTCAGCCTGCGCGTGCTGCGTTCCTCGCCCGACCGCCTGGCGGATGCTTTTGGTACAGAGGTGATTTCAGGCAGCGATATTCTCTCACTCCCCATCGCCACCCTGCCTGATATCGCGGCGGGCGATAGTTTCTCGATCGATGGCGAAGTTCTCACCGTCCGCCATGCCGAACGCGACGCCACCGGCACGGCCTGGCGCGTCTTTTGCCAGCGATAGGCACGCAGCATGAGGCTTGGCGCGCAGCTTGTCGGCGATCTCCGAAAAATGCTCGCCGAAGAACTGCGCGCGGGCGAACGCGCCGCCATGACCGCGATCCGCACCGAGACCGCCGAGGTCAAAGCCGAGCTCCGCCAGCAGGTCACCACCGCCTTTGCCGGCAATGCGCGCGGCATCGCCAATGCCTGGCGGTCCATGGTGTTTCCTCGGACGGGCCAGTCACTCCGGCCTGCGGGGCTGGTCTTCACCAAAGTCCCCAAGGTGATTGATGCCTTTGAACGCGGCGCGCTGATCCGCGCCAAGGGCGGACGTAAATTCCTCGCTATCCCGACAGGCTTTAACGCCGCGCGTGGCAGGCGCGGGCGCGGCGAGAAAGGCATGCGCGTGACGCCAGCGCAAATGGTGGCCTCGGGCCAGGCGTTTCTGCGGCCCTTCAAATCCGGGCGCGGCTTTGTCTGGTGCCTGCCACTCCGCGCCGGGGAACAGGCCGGGCGGCGACGGCAGCGCCTTCGTTTGATTGCCGGGGGTGTCACCGAGATCGGCACCGCTCATCGCCGTGGCCGAGAGGCCTGGGCGCGCGGGCTGCTCGCGCGCGGCATGGTGCCGATGTTCCTGCTACTGCCGCAGGTGAAGCTCACAAAACGCCTGGACGTAAAGGGCGCGGCAGAGCGTGGCCTGCGCCGTCTGCCCGGGCGTTTTGTGGCGGCCTGGGCCGCCGAGGCAGGGAGACCGCGATGAGCCTACGTGAAGCCGCCCTGACTGCCCTGTTCGCGCGCCTGAACGCCAGTCTGGCCGCGCGCAACCCGGTGCCCGTGATACGCCGCAATGAGACCGTGCCGCAGCGCCTGCCCGCGGGCGGGCTGGTGGTGCTGCGCGATGGGGAGAGTGTGGCGGAAACGCCCATCCTCTCGCCCTTGGCCTATGCGATTGAACACCGCGCCGAGATTGAAGTGCTGGCGGCGGATAACACGCTGCTGGATGCGCTGCTGGTCGCCATCGCCGCCGCCATCACCGCGGATGCCATGCTGGGCGGTGCGGTGGAATGGGCGCAGCCAGGCAGCGCAGATATCGAGGATGTTGAATTCGAAGGCGCGGCCAGCGCGCGTGCTGCGAGCCTGCCTGTCACCCTATTTTTTACCGCCACCGGGTCACCGCTGGCCTGATCGCCCACCAGGAGAAACCCCATGCCCCGTGCCATTGGCGCAAATGCGCGCCTGCTCATGATTCCTGAGGCCAGCTATGGCACCGCGCCAAGTGGTAATTGGCGGCGCATGCCCTTTCTGTCCTGCAACCTGGGCGCGGAGCAGCCACTGCTGGATGCGGATGTGATTGGCATTGGCGGCAATCGTGACACTGGCGCGCCGCTATTGGATACGGTGACGGTGGCGGGCCAAGCGGTGGTGCCGATTGATCTGATCAATTTCGGGCATTGGCTACGGTTGCTATTCGGCCCACCGACCACAAGCGGCACCAGCCCGAATTTCATCCATAGCTTTGCCTCGGGCCTGGCGGCGCTGCCCTCCAACAGTATCGAAATCGGCTATCCCGATGTGCCGAATTACGATGTTTGCACGGGCGTGCGCGCTGATACGCTGGAGATGGATTTCACGCCCACCGGTGCTGCCAGCGCGACGATTGGGCTGCTGGGCCAGGGGTCACTACGCGGTGCGGCGAGTTCCGGCGGCACGCCAAGCGGCGCGGCTTTTACGGCCTTTAATAAGGCGCAGGGTTCCATCACGCGCGCTGGTGCGGCGCTGGCGCAGGTGACTGGCGCGCGGATCAGCTTTTCGAATGGCATGGAGACGGTGCGCACGATCCGCGCTGACCGGAAGGTAGAGGGTGTGGATCCGGGTATTGCGCGTTGCACCGGGCAAATCACGGTGCGGTTTGAGAATACGGTGCTGCTAGCGCAGGCGCAGGGCGGCACGCCAGCAGAATTCGCTATGGCGTTCACGATGGATACCAATCGCAGCCTGACGATCACGCTGCATGAGGTTTATCTGGCGCTGGCCAAGACGCCCATCGAAGGACCGGCGGGGGTGGAGGCGAGCTTTGATTTCAGGGCTGCGTTCAATGCAACGGCGGGGCGGATGATGACGGTGGCACTCAGGAACCAGCAGGTAGGGACGGAGTATGGGTGAGGTCAAAATTTCCACTACTGATCTTACGTGAAAGGAAAAGTGTCCTTAATCAAAGGGCTATCCTATTCCTATTTCAGTGGGCCTAACGCGCCAAATTGCCGACCGCAGCCTTACTCAGGAGATCCATCCAGCGCTGGCAGAAGGAGTTCATCTCGTCTTCGGTTAGGATATCACGAGGTACATGAGTAAGACTCCAAGTGTGCATCACATTATTAGACGCGGCCAAGTCGGCATCACGCCCTGAGGGCAGGTGGCGCGGTATCCCTGAAGGGTTTCTCGTCAAACTCTGATAAGCTACTTCGGTCCAGCGATATGATCCTCGGTCATTCTTAGCATACCAAAGTGAGGCGCTCCTTTCATAACTTGCGGTCTCGACCGATACGATGTCGCCGCAGACGACATCCCAACCGCAATTCGCAAAGTCACTAAGTGGAATGTCAGGGTAATGGCCAGCTGTGATGGTTAATTTGGCGCTCCCAAACTCCACCTTGAACGATTTTTTGTGTCTCGTGCCGGCCTCTTGGATTTTTGCTTGCGGCGCATGCGCTTTGATTTCGCCTAATAGCCTACTGGCGATGGAGCACATCTCAGAAAACGCGTAGGCGGCTAGCTCTGTACGCTCATGTCGTCTCGCCTCTTCTTCGGCTAGAGCGGCCTCCGCACGAGCGGTGGCTTCCGCGATCCGCGCCGATGCCTCTCCGAGAGCCACAGCGCCGGGTCCAGAACCGCCAGGCCGGGCTTGGATGGACGTAAGCTCCGACAGCACATCCTCAATATGAGGACGGGCGAGCGCCGGTTTCGCCACCATCCGCAACAACAGGCTGCGGATCGGCGCCGAACCTGCCGTTATTAAAGGAGGGGCCCTTCGGTGCTGCTCCGCATAGTCGTCTACGTTTGGACCAGGATACAGGGAGTGCCCACTGAGGATCTCGGCCCCGATGCACCCGAGAGCGTAAACATCAGTCGCGTGCGTGGCGCGCTGACCATTCCACTGCTCGGGCGCAGCGTAGGGTGGGCTCAGCGCATCTTTCAACGTCCGGAGTGATGTCTTGGCTTCTGTGGGCCGTGCGATACCAAAATCTGCAACATTCCATCTGTTGCCGTATCGTAGCACATTCTCCGGCTTCAAGTCGCGATGCACCCAATCGTCAACCTCGAGCAGACCACTCGCAATTTCGAGCAATGTTAGGACTGCCTCGGTCTCAGTTATTGCTGCCCCTGCCTTAAGGTGGTCCCTGAGGCTCCTCTCGGCACGAGGCATCACGAGACAGGCTCGACCGGAAGCTACGTCATTTCCTAAATCAAGGATGGGAATGACATGATGAGTATCTCGGCCGAGAAAAGCGCGCGCGAAATCGAGCTCTCGATGAGTAGCGTCACCGATGTCGCTTCTCAGAAGTTTAATTGCAACAGGTGTCCCATCCTCGGCAACGCCGGGGTGGACGGATCCAAAGCCTCCGGGGCGGCCGAGTAAGGTTTGCTCGTCCAGCAACCAAACTGACCGTTCCAGCTTCAACTGTCTCATGCAAACCAGCCCGTCTCTCAGGCGTCGATTTGAGCGCCCTCTTTGAGAGATTAGTATCAGATATGAAGCCAAAGAAACATACTGCCGCCTTCACTGGTGCCGCGATGAAGCTATGCGCTCGTGAGGCGCCGCTCTCAGCAATGCGATGGCCCCCGATGAACGACCTTGTTGGAGATTCCCCCCATGCTCACCCTCAACCTCCCCACCACCCCCTACTGGCTCACCCTCCCGCGCGGTGTCCGCGTGGAAATCCGCCCCATCACAACCGCCGTGATGGCCGCCGCCCAGGCAGCCTCCGCCCGCCGCCTCAGCGCGCTCCGTGCGGCAGAGCCGGAGCTCGACCCCGACATGGCCCGCGGCCTAGCCTTCGCCTATCTGGTCAAGGCACTGGCCCGCCACGCCATCCTCGCCTGGGAAGGCATCGGCGACACCTCCGGTAAGCCCCTACCGCTCTCCCCCGATGCGGTCGAGCGCCTGATGGATCTGGACGACATCGCCGCCGCCTTCTGGGATCGTGCCACCACCCCCGTCGCCGCCGTGGCCACTGAGGGAAACGGCTAAGGGCCCGCGCCGCATGGCATTTCGGCAGCGGGCCCGAATATTGTCGCGGCTGCGCGGCCATCGCGCGCGATTGCGGCGATAGCTGCCCCTACACGCAACACGCGCCGCTCAGCGTCGAAGCCCATGCCTGCTGGGCCGCCGGCACCGCCTGCGCTGAGGCCAGCATGGCCGGCATTACGCTCAACATCGCCAATGCGCTTGCCGCCGCGCGCGATCTCGGTGCGCAGGGCTGGGCCGCTTCGGAAATGCTGATGGCGATGCGTATCGGCATGGCCGAAGGCATCGCCACGCGCGGCAGGGAGGAAACGCCCCATGGCTGACGCCACCCGCCGCGTCTCGGTGCGCCTGTCCTTGGACGACGCCGCGCGCGTAAAACAGGAACTGCGTGAGGTCGGTGAGACCGGCCAACGCTCCCTCGCGCGCATTCAGGGCGGCGCGGAACGTGCGTCCCACGCGCTGGATTTGCTGGATATCGCCGTGCGCGGCGTGCAGATAGCCGGCCTCGCCGCCGGGCTGCGCGCGGTGGTGGTCGCCGGCGATGCGCTGACGCAATCCATGGGGCGGCTGAATACCGCGCTCGGTTCGGTGGAACGCGCCGGGGAAATCTATGACAGGCTCTATCAGGATAGCCTGCAAACCGGCGTCGCCGTGCGTGAAAGCGTGGACGCCTTTGCGCGGTTTTCTATCGCCGCGCGGGAGATCGGTGCCACTTCGGATCAGGTCGCAACTCTGGTCGGCGGCTTGCAGCGCATCGCCATCGCCTCGGGCGCCTCGCAGCAGGAAATCTCCTCCGCCACCCAGCAGCTGGCCCAGGCCCTGGCATCGGGGACGCTGCAAGGCGATGAACTGCGTTCCATCCTGGAAGGCCTGCCGACGCTCGCGCAGGCGCTGGCGCGCGAGCTTGGCGTTTCCATCGGTGAACTCCGCAAGCTCGGGTCTGAGGGCAAGCTCACCGCCGATACGGTTTTCCCCGCGCTGCTGGGCGCCGTTGAAAAACTGAATGGCGAATTTGAACGTGCGCCGCTTTCGGTGGGGCGTGCCTTTGGGCAGCTCACCGTCGCGACGGATCAATTCCTCGCCCGGCTGGATCAGGCCATCGGTCTTTCCAATACGCTGGCCCAGGCGCTGTCCGGCGCGGCGTGCGTGCTGGATGGTGTGCGGCGCGGCTCCGGCCTTTTGCTACCCACCGAGCAGGAGGCCGCGCGCCGGGCGGAGGCTGCGGCACTGCGCGCGCAAATCGCGCGGCTTGAGGCTGAAATCGAAGGCCAAAGCCAGCCGGCCGAACCACGGCGCGGTACCATCCGCAGCGGCCTGGTCGGCACCGCGCAGCAACAGGCTGGTGTGGACCGCGCCGCCCGGCTGGAGGAATTGCGCCGCCAGTATCAGGAACTCTCCGAGGAAATCACGCGCGGGGAACAGGCCGCCGGCGAACGCCAGCAGCGCGAGGCGGAAAGCGCCGCCGCCCAAGCGGCCGATGCACGCCGCCGCCGTGCCGGCGCGGATGCCGAGGAATTGCGCCGGACCCTGGATGACCGCTTTCGCATCAATAGCGAATATGAGGACCGCGTCCGCCGCCTGCGTGAGGCTGAGGCCGCCGGTGGCATCACCGCCGCCGATCGCAGCCGGCTTGAAACCCTGGCGCTGCAAGAACGTGATGAGGCGCTACGCCGTATTGAGGGCACTACCCGCCGTGTGGCGGCCATCCCGCCCGCGGATCGTGCGGCGGAACGCGAATTGAATGATCTGCTGCGCGAACGCGAAAGGCTGATCCTGGATAATGAGAATGCCTATGAACGCTATCAGCGCCGCCTGGAACGGCTTGGAGATCTGGCTGAGCGTGCCGAGCGCGCAGGCCGGCCCATCCCCACCGAGACCATCGCCCGCGAAGGCGAACGCGCGCTGAGCGAATTGGAGGAGGCCGAGCAGCGCATCAAGCGCAGCACTGAAAACACCCGTGACGCCGCGCGGGAATTGGGGTTTGCGTTTTCCTCGGCCTTTGAGGACGCGATTGTGCGCGGTGCCAGGCTGTCTGAAGTGCTCAAGGGTCTGTTGCAGGACATGACGCGCATCATCGCCCGGCGCACCATTACGGAACCTTTGGGCAATGCGGCCTCGGCCGGGCTTTCCAGCATTGGCGCGGGGAATTGGCTGAATGATATCGGCACCGCCATTGGCGGATTGTTCCGCGCCGATGGCGGCCCGGTGTCGGCGGGGCAGCCCTATATCGTTGGCGAACGCGGCCCGGAATGGTTTGTGCCAAACCAGGCCGGCACGGTGCTGCCCAATGGCAGCGCGCCAGCCGGCACCACGATCAATACCTCCATCGCGATTGATGCGCGTGGCGCCGATGCGGGGGTGGAGGCAAGGCTGCGCATTTTGGCCGGGCAGATTGCGCGGCAGGCGTCGTCCATGACTCTGGATGCCATTCGCCGTGGCGGCAGCGCTTATGAAACAGTGCGGGGATAGCAGCCATGGTCGAATATGCCTGGCCCGAAATACTGCGCCCAACGCGGCTGACATTCTATTTGCAGCACAACACGACGCGCTTTGTCTCGCCCATCACGCGCCAGGCGCAGGTGCTGCGGCGTGAAGGTGCCCGCTGGGTGGCGCAGGCGAGCTTTGATCCTTTGGACCGCGTGCGTGCGGGGATACTGGAAGGGTTGCTGGCTGCGCTGGGGGGCTCGCTCAATACGGTCAGGATCTATGATTGGCGGCGGGAATTCCGGAGCGGCGATCCGCGCAGCCAGGGCCAGGTGCCTAGCGGTCCATTCTCCTTTGATGATACGACGATCTTTACCGATGGCACGGGCTTTGTTGTGGGCTCGGGCAATCCTGCGCTGGCGGCTGGCGCGCCGCGCGGTGCGCTTTCGATCCAGACGCAGGGTTGGTATCCTAATGCCATCGCGATTGGTGCCGGCGATATGATCGGCCTTGCCGGGCGGCTTTACATCGCGACCGAGGCGATCACGGCATCCGGTACTGGCACCGCGACCATTCCGATCGCGCCGCCCCTGCGTGAAGCGCTGCTGGTGAACCAACCGCTGGTACTGACCAAGCCCACCGTGCCGATGCGACTGGTCTCGGATGATGAGGCAGCCAATCCGACGCGGCCGGGGCGTTTCACGGCCATCACCATTCGGCTTGAGGAGGCGTTGTAATGTCCGGCAGCAATCCATCGCCGCGCCTGACCCCCGCGGCCATTGCTGCGGCGGCATCGCCCATCGCGGCGCCTGTCGTGCTGGTGGAGCTTGATTTCGCCTCGGGCTTTTTTCGCGCCTGGACAGGGATTGGGCCATTGCATTGGGCGGGCAAGGTGTTTGAGGGGCTGGGCGCCATTGGTGCCGTCAGCGAGATTGAGGAAACAGTGGAATTGCGCGCGGTGCGGTTGACGTTATCGCTCTCACCGGTGCCGCAAGATGTGGTGGATATCGCGCTGGCGGAGCGCAGCTTTCGCCTGCGCCCGGCGCGGCTTTGGGGCGTGCTGCTGGATGCCGAGGGCGCTTTTGTGGCGGATCCGTTCCCGCTTTGGGCGGGGCTGATGGATGTGATGGAAGTGACGGATGGGACCGAGGCGCGCATCGCGCTGACCTGCGAAAGCCGCCTGGTGGATCTCGAACGCGCCGAGGTGCGTCGCTACACCGATGCCGATCAGCAGGCGGAATATCAGGGCGACCGCTTTTTCGAATATGTGCCTGCCCTGCAGGAGGCGGAAATCCGGCTGCCGGCGCAGTGATGCGACGGGGGGATTGGGCGGTGCGGCTGGCGGCCCTGCTGTCGGCGGCGGAAGCACGCGCCTTTGATGCGCGGCATTGGAATTGCGCCAGCTTCGCGCTTGCCGCTGTGGAGGCTGTCACTGGCAACAAGCCTGGCGTGAAGGTCCTGCCATCGCTTAAAGCCTCGGCGGATAGCGCTGGCTTTCCGCGCATCGCGCCTGCCTATGCGCGCGCGGGCGATGTCGTCCTGGCCGGTGATCCACCGCGCCTTGGCGTGGTGGTCGAAGCAGGCCGCGCGGCCTTTGTCGGCACGCGTGGCCTGACCACCGCAGCAATTACGGATTGCAGCACAGCCTGGAGGATCGGTTGATATGCCCGTCGCCATCCCGATCATTGCTGTCGCCGTCGGCGCAGTCGCCTCAGCCGCAGTCGGTGGTGGCATCATCGGCGCCTTGGTTGGCGCCGGCACTGCCTTTGCCATTACCAGCGTTGGCGGTTCGGTCTTTCCCTCACGCCCGCCCTCATCCCCCGCTATTCCAAGCCGCGCGGTCGATAATACCACCGCCCCCGGCGCGGGGCGCACACAATCCGTCCGCCAGCCACTGACGGAACACCAGATCGTCTTTGGCCGCTGCAAGGTCGGCGGGCCCATCGTGTTCATCCATTCCGCAACCGATGATCAGGGCCGCGCAGATGGGTATTTCTACGCTGTCGTCGTACTCGCCGCGCATCGGGTGCATTCGATCGGCGATGTCTGGCTCGGCGATACGCTCGCGACCGACGCGAAGTTCTCCGGCCTGGTGCGGATTGATCGCCATTTGGGCGCGGCGGACCAAGCCGCCAATGGGAACTTGATCGCCGAGACCGCCGGCAAATGGACCGCCAATCATCGCGGCCGCGGGCGCGCCTATGTCGCGGTGCGCCTGAAAATCACTGCCCAGGCCTTTCCCTCTGGCCCGCCCAATATCGCGGCCCTGGTCCAGGGGGCGAATAGCATTCTCGACCCGCGCAGCAATACCACCGGCTGGTCTGACAATCCCGCGCTTTGCCTTGCCTGGTATCTCACCGCGCCCTTTGGCTGGAAGGCATCCTGGGATGATATCGACATCCCCGCTTTGATCGCCGCCGCCAATATCTGTGACGAGCTGATCGGCACGCGCGCCGGGATTTATGAAAAGCGCTACACGGTAAATGGTCGTGTCTCGCTGGGCGAAGGCAAGATCGCGATTACGCGCAAACTGGTCGCCGCCATGGCGGGGGCGCTGGTGGTCTCGGGCGGGCGGTTCTTTATTCATGCCGGCGGACCCGCGCTGCCTGTCACCACGCTCAACGCCAATGCGCTGCGCGGTGATGTCACCATCCAAGGCAGCCGGCCGCGCCGGGATCTCTTTAACGGCGTACGCGCGGTTTATGTGGACCCTGCCAAGAACTGGCAGCCAACAGATGCGCCGCCCTTGCTCGCTGCGAATTACGTCGCCGAGGATGGGGGCGAGGCGATTTATCGCAGCATAGAATTTCCGCTGACGACTTCGGTCGCGACCGTGCAGCGCATCATGAAGGCCGAATTGGAACGCAATCGCCGCCAGCGTGAAGTAGCCTTTCCGGCCAATCTATCCGCCCTGCGGCTGCGGCCCTGGGATAGTGTGACGCTGGCGCTTGACCGGCTGGGGCCCTTTCCCGCGCGAGTGACGGGTTGGCGGCTGGCGCCTGATGGCGGCGTGGATCTGACGCTGGCCGAGGAGGATCCCGCGATCTGGGATTGGGACCCGGCCGTGGATGAACGTGCGACAGGCGATAGCCCATCGGTGGTGCTGCCCAACCCGGGCGTGATTGCCGCGCCTGCCACGATCAATGTGGAAACACCAACGGGTGTCAGCTTTACCGCAATGGCAATTTCCTGGGCGGCGGTCGGTAGTGCGTATCTGTCCGGCTATGAATTGGAATTCCGCCCTGCCTCTGTGGCGGCCTGGCAGGGCTATGGTGGGGCGCTGAGCGCCACCGCGGCCTCTATCGCCACCAGTGAGCCGACGGCGTTCCGGCTGCGCGCCGTGGCCCGCAGTGGCGCGGTATCCGGCTGGCAGGAGGCTGCAATCCCCGGCGGTGTTACCGCACTGGCAGCGCTTGGCATTGCGGGCGGTGTCCGGCTTTCGGGGATCCTGCCGCCGGAGGTAGTGCGCTTGCAGGTGTTTGAGGCGAGCAGCGCCAATCTTGCTCAGGCGGTGAAGCTGGCCAGCGAACCCACCGCGCTGCCTTGGGACCGCACCGGGCTCAGTGTGGGTGATGCGCGCTGGTATTGGCTGCGCTCTGTCTCGGCCGAGGGCAATGTCTCTGCGCTGATCGGGCCGGTCACCGCTACCGCAATCTAGGGGCGCTGCCATGGCCGCACGCATCGATGATCTGCTGGTGCTGGGGCAGAATATCTCGAAGACCGATCTCGCAAAATATCTGCGTGATCGTGAAGCGGTGCTGCCCTTTGATTTTGGCGGGCTGGGCGATGGCGCGGCGAATGATCGCGCGGCCATCCAGGCCTGTTTTGATCGCGCGGCGGCGGATCGGAAATTCGCCGTCATCCCGCCCGGCACCTGGCGCGTGGATGCAGGTGTGACGCTTGGCGGCGGTGCGCGCGGGCTGATCATGCAGGGGGTGATCCAGTATACCGGCGCCACCAATGCGCCGGCCACCGTGCTGACACTGGGCGATGGCGGCACCACCCGCAATGGCGAAAAGCTCTATCTCGGCCTGCAAGTCACGCGACAGATCCAATCCGATTGGGTCAGTGAGGCTGATATCGGCATCCTGGCGCACAATCTGGATTCATCGCTGATTGATCTGCGCCTGGTATCCGGTTTCACCATCGGGCTGCGCACACTGGGCGATGGGCGCGGCTTTGAGGATAGCACGCTGATCCTGGGGCGCATTCTGAACAACCGCTACGGGCTTGATGCGCATGCCGCGACGGCGACGGCCTGGAATACCTCCATCCGATACTATGGCGGGCATTTCGCCTGCGGCACGGGGATCAACCCTGGGCTGGACCGTTTTGGCGTACGGTTTTCGCGTGGCGCCGCGGATGCTTATAACAACCACAATCGCCATGTCTTTGACGCGCCAAATTTCGAGCTGCGCCAGCTTGATCCAAATATCGCCATTCCCTTTTTGAATGAGACCAACGGCACGGCCATCATCGCGCGCAATATACGGATGGAGGGCTGTTCCCCTTTTGCCGCGCGGCACACGGCGGCCGCGACCGATTGCGAATATGATGTGGCCTGGGCACAAAGCTACACGATTGGCGTTGACTATACGCCAAGCGCGACACGCGCCGGCAATGCCGTATTCAACCGCCACCGCGCGCCGACATCGCGCCTCACACGCCTGCTGGCGCAGATCCCGAATATCCGCGCCGCCGCTTTCTGGCAGAGCGGCACCGAGATTGGTGTGGAGGGCGCCTGCATCATGGCGACATCTACCACCGCCGAGACCGCCATGGCCGCGCTGTCCTGGAATGGGCTGAATGGCATCACGCCGACCGCGCGCGGCCTTTTGCTGAACCCCAATCGCGGCATCGGCTTTGTCGTGCAGACCACCCACGCCAAGGAATTCGCGCTGGCGCATTGGTTGGTGGGCGGTGCCGATGGCGGGCGGCTTTGTCTCCGCTGCTTTGATGGCGCTGGCATTGTGCGGGAGAACATCGCCGGCGATGCACTCGCATCGGGCACCACGCTGCAATGGGCACCGACCTCCAAAACCTGGCAGGCGGGCGCAGTGATGCAGGAGAGCGACCTCAACCGCCGCCAGACGGTGCGCTTTGGGCCGGAGGTGGCCTTTGCGCAAATCGGAATCATCGGCTTTGACGGGCAGATTGAGTTGGAGGCGCTGCGCCTTTACGGCCTGCCCGAAGATGCGCCGGCGATCCTGTCCGGCTGCCCAGCTTTGCCCGCAGGCAGCAGGACGCTGATGTTCTCGGCCAGTTGGGATTTGCCGAGCATGCCGCCAGGGGCGACGACGAACGCGGATGTGACGGTGCCCGGCGCGCGGCGGGGGGATTTCGCGGATGCGTCGCTCGATACCAGCAGCATTGCCTTTGTGCTGGATTGCCATGTCTGGTCGAATGACAAAGTGCGCGTGACAGCGCGGAATGTGAGCCTGTCTACCGTGGATTTACCGGCTGCGCCGCTGCATGTGCAGGTGGTGAAGCGAAGGGTGGGGTGAAGGACGGGGTGCGATGAACGCCCCCGGCGAAGACGCCGCCATCAGCCGGGACAGCCTGCCCCTGGCGTCGCGAGGGTTTCGGCTGGTGGAGAGAGTGTGAGGGGGCGTTCGTCGCAGACCTCCACTGATTTGAACCAAACTGCCGGCGCAGGATTATGCACCAGGCGCATCCCCCATGCTCACCATGCGCTTCACATCCTCACCCATGAAACCAATCGCGGCCGGTGCGCGCCGGCCAGGAATGGCGGCGACATCATAAAGTTCCTGCACCACACCTTCAAAGCGGAGCCAATGCGGCGCATCGCCTGATCCCAGATCAATCACCATCACGCCGCAGCGCGGCTGCGCCCCGCGTGATGCCAAAGCCTCATCCAAAGCAAGCCCGCTGAAGGTGCGGTTTTCGCGCGGCATTGAAAGGCCAACCACGGCGTAATCGCCAAGGAAGGCCATGCCGCGCAAAAAGCCAGGGCAGAAGGCAATCGGTTCAAACTTCCCGCTTGCCACATCAACGCGGCCGAATTCCCCGCTGCCCGCATTCAGCAGATAAAGCGTACCCTTATGCAGCCGCGGCGAATGCGGCATGGAAAGCCCCTGCGCGACAACCTCACCAGACGCCACATCAATCACCTGCCCGCCAGATGCGCGATGTTCGCGCCAGCCATCCGCCACATCGGAAGCCCCCACCAGAGTCACGTAGCGCGGCGCGCCGGCCTCATCCATCGCAAGCCCGTTCAAATGGCAGCGATCTTCCGCCGCAAGCTTTGAGATGAAGCGCGGCCGCCAGAGTGGCGCAAAGCTGTGATCCTCATCCACGGTGGCGAGGCAGGAAAACAGCGTATTGACGAAAACCGGCCGCCCATCGGGCAAAAGCGCCAAATCATGCGCATCCAGATCGCCCGTCACCCAGCAGCGCCGCGGCGCGTAAAGCACATCATGCCCCTGATAGGCGGGCGGCGGAGGCGCGCCAGGTGTATCGGCCAGCAGATCGCGAAAGCGCCAGATTTGCGACAGCGTCGTGACATGCAGCGCATCCGCGCTGACATGAAGGCCCATGCAGCGCGGCAGGCTCCGTTCAAACACCGAAAGCCGGCCATCCGGGCGCGTGCCGAGCAACAAAAGCTTCCCCGCCTGATAGGTAGTGACCGCCATACTGCCACCCTGGTTTGCAAGCCAGGCACTGAAGTGGCGGGAGGTATGCACGGCGAAGCGGGGTTCGGCTATTTCGGACATTTTGGAAATTCCTGATGCGATCGTGGATGATATGCTGCGCTGATGAAGGTATCCCGAGAACTGCAGGCGACTTAAAGCATTGTGCCAGTCCTTTTTTGCTTGACTCTCTCATTTAACAGAATGTTAATATTTCCCCCAATCGCACAAGATTACAACTTTCGTCGGATCGTCTTCATTTTTGCAACCGGAGACACGCATCATGCCGCCACCGCTTGATCTTGCCGATATCGCTGCCGGACAGGGGGGCTTTGTCATCTATGGTGAAGATGCGTGGGATAATGCTGGTTTGTCCGTTGCCTCGGCGGGGGATGTGAATGGTGATGGTTTTGACGATCTGATCATTGCAACCCCCTTCGCCGCGGCGGCCGGCAACAGTAAGGTTGAAGCAGGCAGTACCTATATCGTATTCGGCAAGGCCGCTGGCTGGACCACTTCTATCGACCTGAACGATGTTGCTGCTGGCATTGGTGGCTTCGTCATCCATGGTGAGGACCCCCTCGACGCGTCCGGCATATCCGTAGCCTCGGTAGGAGACGTGAATGGCGACGGCTTTAGCGATCTGATCATCGGTGCTGCCGCAGCCGATGCTGCCGGCAATGCTAAAGATCGCGCAGGGAGTAGCTATGTCGTGTTCGGCAAGGCGGCCGGCTGGGGTGCGGCCATTGATCTAAGCAGCGTCGCTTCGGGATCCGGCGGGTTCGTTATCCATGGTCTGGACTCTATGGACGAGTTGGGCCGGTCTGTGGCTCATGCCGGTGATGTGAATGGCGATGGCTTCGATGATCTGATCATCGGGGCGCCAGACGGCGACGGGGCTGGCAACGCCAGGCCAGGTGCTGGCGATAGTTATGTGGTGTTTGGCAAGGCCTCTGGCTGGGGCGCTTCCATCGACCTTGCTGCCATCGCCATCGGTGACGGTGGCTTCGTGATATACGGTAAGGTCGGCGATGAGATTGGCAGAGCCGTGGCCTCAGCCGGGGATATCAACGGCGACGGCTTGGATGATCTGATCATCGGGGCGTGGTCAGCCGATGGGACGAGTACGAACGTCAATGACAATCGCGGCAATAGCTATGTCGTGTTCGGCAAGACGAGTGGCTGGAATACTCCGGTTGATCTTTCAACCATCGCGGCGGGCACGGGTGGTTTCGTGATTTATGGTCAAGACGCCCTTGACCGGTCGGGCTTCTCGGTGGCTTCTGCTGGCGATGTCAACGGTGATGGCTTCGGTGACCTGATCATAGCTGCGATTTTCGGCGATGGAGCGAATAATGACAAGCCAAACGTCGGCGACAGCTATGTGGTGTTTGGCAAGGCGTCTGGCTGGGGCGCAGCGAATGATCTTTCCGAAATCGCCTCCGGCAACGGCGGCTTCGTGCTCCATGGTCAAGATGCTGACGATTGGGCGGGCTTTGCGGTGGCTTCGGCCGGGGACGTGAATGGCGACGGCTTTGATGATCTGATCATCGGGGCGCCCTATGCGGACGCTGCGGATAATTCGAAATTTCGAGCCGGCGAAATCTATGTGGTCTTCGGCAAGGCAAGTGGCTGGGGTGCGCCAATAGATCTCGCAAACGTGGCTGCTGGGGCAGGCGGTTTCGTGATCCATGGCCAGGGTTCAGTCGATCGTTCGGGGCGCTCTGTAGCCTCCGCTAGGGATGTGGATGGAGATGGTTTTGATGATTTGATCATTGGGGCGAGGTATGGCGATGGAGCGAACAACGCCAAGCCAAACGCCGGCGAAAGCTACGTGGTGTTTGGCCGGGACTTCACCGGCACGGTCACCCATGCCGGGACGGCGGTGGCTGATGCGCTGACCGGCACCGTCAGCGCAGACGTGATCGTCGCGGGTCAGGGCGATGATACCATCCTTGGCCAGGGCGGCGCTGACGCGCTGCAGGGTGGCGCGGGCAATGACCGCATCGCCGTGGGTGACCTGAGTTTCCTGCGGGTGGATGGCGGCAGCGGCACCGATACGCTGGTGTTGACCGGCACTGGGCTCACGCTCGATCTGGCGGCCATCCCCGACACGAGGCTGCAAAGCATTGAGGCAATAGAGCTTGGCGGCAATGCGCTCCGCGTCACCGCGCTTGAGGTTTTGAACCTGTCGGACACCACGAATACGCTGCGCGTTACCGGCAGCGCGGGCGCCACGCTGAGCTTCGCCGATACCGGCTGGGTCCGGGGCACAACCGCAGAAGGCTTCACCACCTTCACCAAGGGTGCAGCGACGCTGGAGGTGCAGAGTACCATCCAAATCCCCGGCGGCGCCATCGCGCCCATAAACCTTGCCGATATCGCTGCCGGACAAGGGGGCTTTGTCATTTATGGGCGTGATACGGGCGATATGAGCGGCCGTTCAGTGGCCTCAGCAGGCGACATAAATGGTGATGGCTTCGACGATCTCCTCATCGGTGCGCCTTACGCATATGGCAACGACAATGCCAAGGGAGGTGCCGGTGAGAGCTATGTCGTGTTTGGCAAGGCCGCTGGCTGGGGTGGGCCTATCGAACTTGCCGCCATAGCCTCCGGTGTCGGAGGTTTTGTGCTTTATGGGCGTGACGGTTACAGGCAATATAATGGGCGTGGCTATGCTGGGGATAATTCCGGCTTCTCGGTGGCCTCCGCCGGCGATATAAATGGCGATGGCTTCCATGATCTGCTCATCGGGGCGTTCGGTGGCGATGCCGCAGGCAATCTGAAGGATCGAGCAGGTGATAGCTATGTAGTGTTCGGCAAGGCTTCTGGTTGGGGCGCTCCCGTCGACCTCTCCACCATCGCTAGTGGAACGGGTGGTTTTGTAATCTATGGCGAGGATGTCTACGATTGGTCCGGCTTCTCGGTGGCCTCCGCCGGCGATATAAATGGCGATGGCTTTGACGATCTGATCATCGGAGCGCCTTTTGCCGGTGACGCGGATAACCTGAAGCGTCGCGCTGGGGATAGCTACGTGGTGTTTGGTAAGGCTTCTGGTTGGGGCGCGCCCATTGACCTTGGTACCATCGCTGCCGGTGATGGTGGCTTTGTGATTCATGGCCAGGATGGAGGTTCTTACTCTGGCTTCTCGGTTGCATCCGCTGGGGATTTGAACGGCGATGGCTTCGATGAGATCATCATCGGAACATCAGGAAGCGGTAAGAATTCTGGGCCTGACGCCTATGTGGTTTTCGGCAAGGCAAGTGGCTGGGGGGCGGCGATTGACCTGACTGATGTCGCCGCTGGCAATGGCGGTTTTGTCATCAACGGCGAGGGCTCCTACGATTTCTCTGGCCGATCTGTGGCCTCCGCCGGGGACGTGAATGGCGATGGCTTTGCCGACATGATCATTGGCGCGCCCCTTGGTAACGCAGCAAATAACCTGAAGGAGCGTGCCGGCAATAGCTATATTGTGTTTGGCAAGGGTTCCGACTGGGGTCCCGCACTTGACCTGACCACCATCGCTGCGGGCAATGGTGGTTTTGTGATTTATGGACGGGATGTCTCAGATTGGAGCGGCTGGTCGGTGGCCTCCGCTGGGGATGTAAATGGCGATGGCATTGATGATCTGATCATCGGGACATTCGCTGCCGGCGAGAGTTATGTGGTGTTTGGCAAATCCAGCGGCTGGGGCGCTGCGATTGATTTGACTACGATTGCTGCCGGTGTCGGCGGCTTCATTGTCAATGGAAGGGATGTGATAGATTCATCCGGCTTGGCTGTAGCCTCGGCCGGCGATATCAATGGTGATGGCTTTGATGATCTGATCATCGGGGCACCTTTTGCTTTCGCAGCTGACAATGCAACCCGTTACGCCGGCGAAAGCTACGTGGTGTTTGGCCGTGACTTCACCGGCACGGTCACCCATGCCGGGACGGGGGCGGCTGATGCGCTGACCGGCACCGCCAGCGCAGACGTGATGGTCGCGGGTCAGGGCGATGACACTATCTTTGGCCAGGGCGGCGCTGACGCGCTGCAGGGTGGCGCGGGCAATGACCGCATCGCCGTGGGCGACCTTAGTTTCCTTCGCGTTGATGGCGGCAGCGGCACCGATACGCTGGTGCTAGCCGGCACTGGGCTGACGCTTGATCTGGCGGCCATCCCCGACACAAGGCTGCAAAGCATTGAGGCGATAGAGCTTGGCGGCAATGCGCTCCGCCTCACAGCGCTTGAGGTTTTGAACCTATCGGATACCACCAATACGCTGCGCCTGACCGGCAGCGCGGGTGCCACGCTGAGCTTCGCCGATACCGGCTGGGTCCGGGGCGCAACTGCAGAAGGCTTCACTACCTTCACCAAGGGTGCAGCGACGCTGGAAGTGCAGAGCTCCATCCACATTCCTGGCGACGCCATCGCGCCCATAAACCTTGCCGATGTCGCTGCCGGACAAGGGGGCTTTGTCATTTATGGGCAGGATGACGGTGACCGATCCGGTCGTTCCGTGGCCTCGGCCGGGGATATCAATGGTGATGGCTTCGACGATCTGATCATTGGGGCGTTCTTCGGCGACGCGGCGGGCAATGCGAAGTACAACGCTGGCGACAGCTATGTTGTGTTTGGCAAGGCGTCCGGCTGGGGTGCGCCGATTGACCTTGCCACCATCGCTGCCGGCACGGGCGGCTTTGTCATCCATGGGCAGGATGGCAGTGATTATTCCGGCTATTCTGTGGCCTCGGCCGGGGATATCAATGGTGATGGCTTTGCTGATCTGATCATCGGGGCGTACGGCGGCCGCGCGGCGGGCAATGCGAAAGGCGCCGCCGGCGAAAGCTATGTGGTGTTTGGCAAGGCATCCGGCTGGGGTGCGGCGATTGACCTGGCCACCATCGCAGCCGGCACGGGCGGCTTTGTCATCCATGGGCAGGATTTCCGGGACTATTCCGGCCGTTCCGTAGCCTCGGCTGGGGATATCAATGGTGATGGCTTCGCCGATCTGATCATCGGGGCGGCCGTCGGCGACGCGGCGGGCAATGCGAAATACAATGCTGGTGACAGCTATGTGGTGTTTGGCAAGGCATCCGGCTGGGGTGCGGCGATTGACCTTGCCACCATCGCTGCCGGCACGGGAGGCTTTGTCATCCATGGGCAGG